AGCGCAAAATCCACTATATTGGCTATACATTAATGTTTGATTTTGCAGCAAGTTCGTCGTTATATCGCACTGTTGGAGGGTCACATATATAAATATTCCAATTGTCTGACATCATATCATAATGAACATCAATTTCATCCGTCATACGTTCGATACTCGGTAAAATCTTCGTTTTCAAGGCGCCGTGGCGCACAAGATACGCGTGCGCTCCCCAATTGCCCTTATTATATGTTGTTCTCATCTTCTTAATACCTGGGGCAACATCTTTGCCTATAATTGGCTTTTTAATTCCTAAAAAGACCATATCCCAATCAGCGGGAATATGTTTGGATACTTTCGACCAATTATCATTTCCTGTCATAAAATCAGTAGGAAACTCTGCGTCGTCCTCGCAAATAAGGTGTGCTGTATTTGTGTGGTGTGGTTGGTCTGCTAAATATGTAAGAAGCCGCTTATGCGAAATCCAACAACCAATGGCGCCTACATTTGCCGACGTAATTTTATCAGTCTTACCATCTTTATCAAAATCACGCGACAAACTCACAACGTATCCTACTCCGTACTTCTGGGCTTGGTCGCGCGTAAGATCTTTGCCATACGTCGCCGACCACCGATGTACTATATTTTTTAGATGCTGAGTTTTTGACTGTATATTTTGCCATCGTTCTGTATCTTTATCTAGATTAATCACCCAAATATCGTAAATTTTAGGCGCCATCAATGTAGACCAGTTCATACATACTACTATACTTGTGACTGATAGTACAAGCGCAATCAAAAATAATCCTATGACTTTCATAGACTTATTTTTCGCCATTCTTATATTGGATTAGGATTATTTTAGCAGGGTCTTAAGATAGTCTACTGATTCTAACGCCCCTTCCATCCAGGTCTGTGTTAAACTTACAGATTCCCCAGTTAGATATAGATTTGGCTCAGGATTATGGGCATGTTTTGATGCTTCTTTTGGGTCGTAATCTCCAGGTAGCCAATACGTACAACCATTCGTCCAATCGTGTTTTTTTAAGTAGGTTGTCTTAGGTATTGTTTTATCGGGAAAGAGTTTCATAAGTTCTTGTTGAATCGTCGTCTCTAATTCATCTCCTTCAAGATTTCTCCAATATTTTGTATCATCTCCATCTGTATACGAAATCATAATAAGTCCCGTTTTCGGATTAATAGGAATAATATAACGCAAGGGACCCGTTGTAACAACTTTCTCCGTAATATCCAGTGGTGGTTGATAAATCGCATAAATACGCATAAGGGAGCCGGTTGCTAGTTGTTTCATCAGTGGCATAGTTTTGAGAATACTTAAACCACTATATCCACAGCGGCAGGTGGCAATAATTACTCTTGATGCTTTGTAAATAAACGGTAATTTACGTTTGCCACGGAATCCTGTAATTTCGAACAAATCAGGTGCGAGTCGCTGGATGTTGGTGACTTTGTGGCGGTTTTTGAGGGTCGCGCCGGCGCGTTCGGCGGCGTCGTGGAGTCGGGTTGTCAATGTATCAATGCCTTCTACGATTCCGTAATACTCGTCTGGGCTGGTTGTACCCATTGTATCTTTCGGGGCGAAAAGTGGCAGGGCAAGGTCGGCACGCAGAAGATTAAATTCGGACCAATACGGATAATACTCGAGAGTAGGGTATAGTTCTTTTGGAACAAGTTCTTTTACGGTATGTGTAGCAAGTACGTTATGGGGTAAGGATTGTAGAAGGTGTCGGATGGGTCCGAAAAGGTCGAGAAAGGGGTTTGGGTGCCCGTTAAAGGTGCTTTCGGTAGAGATAGGATAGGTGTGAAGTCCGAAACGTTTGACAAGGGCACCAACGTGTTTATGTGTGTGAAATATGCGACCGGCTCCGATTTCATACTGTATGTTTTTTGATTTGTCTCGATAAGTAAGTGCTCGACCACCCCAAGCAGTATATTGTTCCAACACGAGCACATTGTCGGATTTCTTGTTGGCAAGAAACTCGGCAATAGATAACCCAGCCAGACCACCCCCAATAATGATAGTCCGCCCCACATCCATTCACTTACTTATTCGAGAGATTCAATCCAGCGGCAAATATCCTCGGTATTGCTACTTTGGAGTTGGTCAAACACCTTCTTCGGCTTGAATGCCATAAAGGTGGGGAAACCTCGGACACCACAGAAACCGGCAGTGTAATCGTTAACGGTATGCTCGCACTTCCAGAGCGTAAGCCCCTTTGCGGTGGCGACCTTATCCACCTCTGCTAGATTAATATTTCGGCAATGCCCGCACCACTTAGCGGTAAAATAGATAAGAAACATCTTATCCGACTTGCGCATACCGTCCACAGCGGTAGTCGCCTGCCACATTGTCTCAAAATCGTCCTGCTTATCTAACATCTTCATCCGTATTGTTTACTAATAATGTCATAAAATCCTTTTAGACCTCCTGCAAGCACGACGGCGGTAAGAACGCCGGCAATGGCGGGACCTGGACCGTAATCTTGGCGGATGCCGCCGCCGCCGCCGCCGGTTTGCGCTGGTGCTGGTGCCGGTGTTGGTGCTGCTGGTGCCGGTGTTGGTGCTGCTGGTGCCGGTGTTGGTGCTGCTGGTTGTGTTTGTGAGACTGGAATACCTAAACCAACACTCGGGACCCCTGTTACTTCTTTAGGAAGTCCGTACTTCGCCATTCCAGGCATCGTAGGAGGATCAGGTAATTCAGGGGTCTTCATATGGAGCGCTGCCACCACCGCCGGTGACATCAAAGGCGCTATAATGTCTTTATACATTCCACTATATGATATCTGCGGTATAGATATGACTGGTAGATTATCAAAGAATCCTGGCAATGGATGGTCAGGGTCAACTAACCGATTCACTAAAAACTGTTTGCCATCAATTGGCGTCTTGAAGAATAAATTATACGGCAAAGGAGCAGAAATACCATTTTCTAATATGCTCTTTGTCATAAATAATGCGTGTACGGAATCCCAAACAACCCATATAAATCCAAAGAGGAATAGAAAAATATTAAAAACGCTGAGGAGTTTTGCTATACCTTGCCAGGTCTCACCCATATAAAATTTGTCCGCTCCCAAAAATCCGAAAAAGACCGCCAGGAATGCATAGAGAAGATATGACTTTTCTGCTACATATTTTTTAGGATCTTCATCGGTTTTCGCAGATGTAAATACACCTCTACCAATACCGCACATCCAATCAAACGGCGTGGTGAGACCTTCTTCTCGTATCTTTCTACCATCGTACACAATCTGTATTAAATCCCAATAATGCCATAGTCCAAACGTACACGCATTAAGAAGTATTTTCATCATACCAGTATGAAAACTACGTAAATAAAAATGGTCCATGCCAAGTAATCCAAATAACACGGAAAGAATCACAAAGACAAAATAATTTCTATCCGCGTGTTTCCATGTATCAATATCGGATATATGGTGCGGCGTTTTTCCTCCACTATACGTTGTACCGTTGCCTGACGGCGAGAATGTAGGATCCGGTGGCGTAGGTGGTGCTGGTGGGACCGGTGGCGCTGGTGGGACCGGTGGCGCCGGTGGGAACGGTGGTGCCGGCAGACCAGTGGACGACATCTCTAAAGGTTTTTATCATAATTTATACAGTGAATAGAACGCCGCCCAAACCGGCAACAATACGCAGCACATTGTAATTCGTCGCATAGGTAGTAACGCCTGCTGGATACGATTTGACTTGTGGGTTCATTGTTAGCTGTAATACAATAGAATCAAGGCGACTGCCGTTACAAGTACCCATAGGTTGCTCTGCCTCCGGGGCTAAACTGAAAGAATATACATAAATGAAATCATTGGGAATGGCTGTATGACGTTGCCAAGGCTGCATTAGACGGAAATACTGCGCGGCTTGCTCCTCAAATCGGTCATAGCCGTCAAACTGTAGAAGTGCCTTAGCAATAATATCTAAGTTAGGAATACCAATCTCGTTCAACATACGACTACCGTAGTTAAACCACTCGTGTGCCTGGAGCATACGATCCTCATTCACAACCCATACCATTTCTTTAATCGGATTGTTAAAGACCAGGGGGACCGAAATACGAGTTGTATTCAGCGGAATACTATAACGCTTTTGTTGTTGTACCTGTTCTATTAGATACTCGTGGCGTGAGCTAACAAAGCGACGACGCTCTTCCGTATCTAAATAGATATAATCGCCCCACATTACCATATCCGTAATAACAACCGGCGTAGATGTTAATGTAGACGGGCAATTGGGATTATTTGTCAGAACTGCATTTTCTAAGCTGTTACTGAAGACCATATCGTTACCATTTTTGAGTTTTAAGTAAAAGCGTACCGGTGTCGCCTGGAGTGCAATAAGTGGTAATGCGAGACCTGGATTCTTACAAAACCAGAAGTCGAGTGGAACTATAAGATTTAATGGACCCGATTGCGACTGGTCGTTATAGACTTCCTGTGTTCCTGTCATAAAGTAAATACCATCTTTCTTTGACCCCGGTGTAGTTAACTGCGTCCAGAGATACATCCATTCACCATAATGACGATCCACCTCCTGCTGACCTATCCAAATACTAATGTAATCAATCATTGCGTAACCGACACCATTGACCCAACTGACTGAGTTTACAATCTGCGAATAATCCGTAGGCTGTTCGGTCACAACACCTTGAGGGTACGGTTGCGGTCCCGCCGGCGTGATTTGTGGTAGATTAATCTGTAAATACACCTGCGATAGGAGGTCTCCCGTTCGTGGAACCGTCACCGTAATAAGTTTACCAAAATCGACCGCCGAATCAAATGGGATACGCTGAGTCTCTATGCTGAAATTTGTATAGCGCCGATATACTTGTTTAAAAAATGTAGTCTGCGGATTACCGGAAAGATAGATGTCTTGACGTCCGGTGGCAACCAATTGGAGAAGTCCTCCTGAATTTGACATTGTACTCTTACTTTATAACTTGTTTTTAGATGCTGCGTATTCATACGGCAGGGAAAAATGCCTTATAACGGTAGGATGGCTTATGCTACGGGAGCAAATTTAAATTCGTTGCTGCTCCAGCAACTCAGTTTTCGAGCCGGTGGAAATGTACCCATTTCGTCATTATACACACTCTATGCCAACGGTCAAGGTCAGACGTATTGGTCCAATAGTGTAAATCCTACAGCACTCGCAGCATTGAGTACATCAGTAGGCGATGCTATTGTTAGTACATATGTTGATTTAAGTACATTAGTGAGTGATACCTATGGTAATGGTGTAGTACAAGAACTTAGTACTTTAGAGTATTATACCTATTCATCATTTAGCACTGTATTTTACTATCAAGATTTCTTATTGACACAATCGACTGGCTTAAATGCCGCGTTTTTGTCGACCGCAAATTCGTTTCAAGTCCAACTTAACTCGTATTATCAAAGTACGCTCAATGTATGTGTAAGTACAGTCAATAGTTTAGCAAATGTATCTTCTTATAATAGTGCCGTCAGTCAACTCTATTCATCTACACAGTTATGGCTTTCAACAATGAGTACAGGCATCGGTATTGGAATTAATTCTACAAATAATTATATTATAGATCTTCTAAATTATGGATTATATTCTACAGTACAATGGACGGCAGTACAGCTCTCCACTATTTCAACAAATATGGTATCTGTTGATACATTTAATACATTTAGCATGTCAATCAATAGTAATTTATTAAGCACATCAGATAGCTTTTTAGCCTCAATAAGTACAATTAATTATGTCTTATATGCGGACGATGGTCGCTTAACTACACTCGAAAATGATTTTAGATTATTATCGACAACGGGTACAGCAATTATAGCCAGTACTATTTTTTCAACAAATATTTATTCAGTCAATAGTACCATTATATCTTTATCAGGTGAGTTGACCTCTACACAATTATATTTATCGAATTTTTCTACAATTTATGAGTACGATATAAGTTGCCTTGTTGCGTCAACAAATGCAAATACACTTAATATTATTAGCCTTAGTACACAGTTGGCGGTTGTAACGACAAGTAGTATTCTTGAAGGTATCTATTCGTCATTTGTAGAATTAGAACAGTATACTGTCAATTTAATAAACAGTACAAATACTGCGTACGTATATTATCTATCAAGTGCCTTATCAACCCAAACGGCGGTCGTCGACGCAGTTGTTACATCTAGTATTTATAATGCCTTATATACATTATCTGGTGAAATATCAACGTCATTATCAACCTTATCAGGTCAGGTATCATCTGGATTATACACTTTATCGGGTGAAATATCAACAATTAGCGCAAATGCGAGTGCCATTGTGTCGACTATAAATTCGGTACAGGTTATACAATTAAATTCCAATAATTTCACCGCCTATTTAAATTTTTCACAAAATTATAATTTTGTAGTTCAAATCAATAATATTATAGATTTGCCAGGTAGTACCTTCCGTGTAACATTTAATCCAAATTCTCTTAACAGTGTGGCTTTACAGCAAGGAGTCATTTTGATTGACGTTAGTACTAATACGCAAGCATATACCCAAAATAATAATTTGCTCGCATTCGATTTCAACCAATGGGGAATTATTAACAATCCACAGTTTTCAAATTTTCCTATGCTCGCAGATAGTGCATATAAGATGGAATATATCTATAGTATTTATAATAGCAGTGTCTATACAAGTTTGACCAATATATGGCCTTACCAAAATACATATAACGCCCAAGTCGCTTCGGTTGACGATAATTCAGGACTTGACCCATTAAATGAACATATATATTCAACATTAACACCCCTCAACATCAGTTGGCAATACTATTTATTTAGTACATTTGTCAACGGATTTAATTCGTTTATTAATATTAATGTCTATATAAGCAGTGTTCTGGTCCAAACGTTCGGTCCTTATCCATACACCCAAAGCAATGCCGTAATTATTATGCCAGATGGAGGATATCCAGTTGGAACCGGTACTGTATCATCCGTCTTTGCGACGTATGTTGTAGGAGAACCTACAAATGCTTCTTATGCCTATGGTAACGCATATTATTAGATAAAAATAACACGTAGTTGTAAATGGGTTCGGCAATCTCTGCTATTGCTCCCCGCATCATCATTCCTGGATTTTTTATCGGTCAAAAAATTCACCAAGGGGGTGCATGGGATACTATTGCGGTGTCCTCGGCTTTTACAATCTTTTTTATTGTATCTGTCATTACCGCATTTTCAGCATCTCCTGCCCTTTCTATTATTCCTACTATTGCCTGTATTGCTTATTCACAAATGATGGCTCACCCCGAAGAGTCCGACCGTTGGCGGCATAGTGACTGGCTTCTAACAACCCCTCTAATACTTGCAGCACTTCTTTACGCAAATGATGTGTCTGCTGAGGTTATTTTACCGATGGTCGCCTGTGATATTTTGATGATTCTTGCCGGTTATCTTGGTACAAAGACAAAGAACCCATTGGAATCGAAAGGATATTTTGCCCTTGGTATGCTTGCGTTCCTACCTATTATAGGAATCCTATTACAGCAAACAAAAAATAAGAGTGCAGTTTATTTGACATTGGCGGTATGGTCATTATATCCTATTGTCTATTGGTTACAGGAGAATGCGTTGGTGGAAAAGAAGTATACAACCATTGCCTATGCGCTGATGGATGTGATTGCGAAAGTAGGCGTTGTTTACCTTATACATGTTTGAGGAGGGTTAAAGACGTCGCATTGTAAATAAATTAAGTTGACATATGGAGGCGCGTCACCCCCTGAATGGAAAACCTATTCGTATTCTACGCTTCGAATCACAGATTGGTTCGGATCGTAAGACCCTTCTATGGGCACGATCGTCGTTTGCGAAAAGTGAGCGCTGGAGGCGATGGCACTGCGTTGTTACTGAGCCTGAAGCAGTAGAGATTGTGGGTGCCGATGCGCTTGTGGCGATTCTATTAAATACCGATGCGAATTTGGATGCGTGGATGGATGTTTTGCCGTCTGTGCTTTCGAACAAATCAGAGTGTCTGCTACTTGCTCCAAATAGTGTTATTGACGCCCTTGATGCGCGTGGATTCCGTTGGGTCCACACATTGCCAATTGAAGAGCTACACGACAATTATCCTTACCTAGGCGAGCCGATTCGAGTTGCGGATTCGTCATCCGAAAAAATTATTATAGCTCTTGCGCACTTACTACGTATGAACGTTGTTGTATGGTCATCGGCGGTTGAACGGGATGCACTTGACCTTGGCACACGTATTATGTATGATGCCTGGGCGCGGGCGCTCAATGGGGCGCGGCTATCACAGATTCCCGTTGATGCAACCGATAGTGTCATTCCGCAAACCTGGCTCATTCAACAATATTTTCATCATCCAACACAACGTCGTGCGCGCGAGATTCGCCTATGTCTCAAGAAAAATATTGAGTGTCCTTGGATTGATAATATATTACTTCTCAACGAGGAAGAGTATAGCGATCTACCGGTTTCGCCCAAACTTACATCGGTTGTGATCGGCGCACGATTAACGTACTACGATGTGTTTAAGGCGATTCAGGAAAAGGTGCCGGCAGGCGCATTTGTTATTTTCGCAAACTCTGATATTTGGTTCAATGAGACGCTATCGTATTTATGGAAGATTTCTCTTGCCGAGAAAAGGCTCTTTTTAGCGCTTCTGCGGTGGGAGGACAAGGGGGTGGGCGCGGGTAAAGAGCCTTATATCTTTGGACCGCGTGCGGATTCACAAGATACGTGGATTTTGGCACGTGATTCCATGGATTTTACACCGACGCAAGAAGAATTCGGCTTTCCATTCGGTCAATCTGGTTGCGATAATACAATTACGATTGTCATGCTAAAACATAAATTTCTTGTAGTCAATCCTGCCTATTCGATTAAAACAATGCATCTGCATAACTCAAACATTCGTGATTACGAGCCAAAAGATATACTTTACCGTCCTGCGTTTCTATATATTGACCCTACTCCTATTCAATCTATGAAAGTGTGTAAGGATTTATCTGAGGTAGGAAAGTTACCGGTAGATATGAATTCTATGTGGAATCGTACCGCGTTTCGCAAATCATTTCCACGTTCAATCCTTGCGGTCCACGATGAATCTGCTAAAGTAATTTGTACTATGTTGAAGCATACTGCCGACCCCGATTCTGACGACCTTTTTAATTTTCAGGCGGGCGAACAAAATATGTATACTCCAACTGCGAATTCTTTACCATTGTATCATTTTAAGGGGGGTACATTTATCAATTGCCAAGGACTCATTAGTTCCTTTAATGATATTTTTGTTGGTGCGCACAAGGAATGGACTAGTGCGTGGGAATCTGCGCGCGTAAGTCATATGATGCCGTCGATTCACGTGCCGTCCATTATTTCTATTCCTATTTCCGATGCGTGTAAAACAACACTCAGTCAGTGGATT